TTTTGACTACAAACATCCGTTAAAATATAAAGTAGGTGCAATGAGCCAAGTAACAAAACTCGTCAATATGCATCATGACTTTTTAGACTTAAAGAAAAAAATAGGATTAGATGGCTAAGCGAGGAGCAGGGCCCAATGACTTTGCCCGGATGCTTTGGAATTGTGAGGGTAAAAAATCAAAAAATAGATAATTATGCGTATCCAAAGAGAGGAATGCGAGTCAAAACGACTAAGGCCAAGATTAAGACTAAGAAAAAAAAGAAGTAGATTTATTAATTCCGTTTAAATACGGACAAAAAACGGTTATGAGGGATAATAACGGTAAGTTTGTAAAAGGTAACACAGGTAGACCTAAAGGCAGTAAGAACAAGGAGTTAAGTGGGTTCAAAAAGGAGCTAAAATCTGGTCTCATAGATAGGCTAGGATATTTCTTTGAACTACTTGATAGTCCAGACCTAGCAGATAAGGACAAGATTAATGCTTATCTTAAGGCTTTAGAGTTCGTTATGCCTAAACAGCAAAAGATAGAAATGGATGCAGATGTGCATACCAATCTAATCGAGGTTAAATTTGAAAGCACTAAGGTTCTGCCTATCCATAGCGAATCAGAGTTCATAGATGATTAATCCTTTCCCTATATCCCCAATCTTTGAGTGGAATATCCGTTCTACTAAGCAAGTAGTAGTCAATCAAGGTGGCACATCATCGGGTAAGACTTACTCTTTGCTCCAGGTACTTGCCTGCAAGGCTGCAGAGAAACCTAACCAAGTGATTACTATTGTTGGGCAGGACATACCTAATCTAAAGGCTGGAGCCATACGAGATTTTGAGAGCATCCTGAATAATGACTTTTTTAGGTCAATGATTAAGGGAATCAACATTACAAACAGAGAATATCGATTCCACAATGGGAGCATAATGGAGTTTAAGTCATTTGACAATGAGCAAGATGCTAAGAGTGGTAAAAGAGATTATCTGTTTATGAATGAGGCCAATGGTATACCTTACTCCATCTATGACCAGCTACAGATAAGAACTACAAAGCAAGTATTCATCGATTATAACCCTACATTTGCATTTTGGGTACACGATAAGCTAATTGGCACAGAGAATGTAGAGCTACTTATCTCCAACTATACCCATAATCCTTTTCTAAAAGATAGCATCAAGGAAAAGATAGAACAGCTCAAGTACAAAGACCCTAACAAATGGAGGGTATATGGACTAGGGATGACCGGTCAAGTGGAGGGAGCTGTATTCCCTGCAGTTAATTGGATACCTAAACTACCTACAGAGAGCATTAAGAGAGCTTGCTATGGGATGGACTTTGGCTATACGAATGACCCGACAACATTAGTTCGATGCGTTCTTAGTCAGGGCCAGCTATATGGAGAGCTACTACTCTACAAGACAGGGTTAACCAATCAAGATATAGCTAAAGAGTTTGAACGATTAGGGGTTAAAAAGGGTTTAAAGAGTGGTGCTCTAGTGATGGCAGATAGTGCAGAGCCAAAGAGCATCAAGGAGCTAAGGAATCTAGGCTATAGAGTTAAGGGATGCAAGAAAGGAGCAGATTCTATACGTAGTGGCATAGACAATATCAAAAGTTATGGTGCAGTAAATTTAGTTTCTAATGAATTATGGAAACAAGAACAGCAAAAATACGTATGGAAAGTAGACCGTAAGGATGGCAGAGCATTAAATAAACCATTGGATGGATTTAACCATATATGGGATGCTTATCGTTATGGGGAACAAGGGATTAGGAAAAATACAAATAAACTTGTATCTTACGGCAAATAAAATATAATCATGGCTTACGTTTTACTACCATCTCAATTTTTATCAGGACTACAGAGCAATACTGCTTTGCTCCTGGAGAGTTTGAGACAGATAACCTTAGTATCTCCCTTTACAATTCCTGCAGTAAAGACAGCATTAGAGCTTAATCAAGTAACTTCATTTGATACGCAGGCTTTTGATACTTTCTTACAAGAGTTATACGATTTGGAGCTAGACCAATCTCTACTAACGGCAGCAGAAAAGACTGTGCTTAATGTAATTAGAGAATATCTACAGCCTCTACCATCGTTTAATTGTTGTGGTTCAGATACTCCTACATTAGCATCATACACAAAAGAGGTTAATGATAGGGTAGGTAGTGCAACATTCGAGAAAGAGTTTAGGCTAAACTTAGCAGATACCGTTACTTGTGATGTGTTCAATATCGAAGTAACTTTTGTGCCTGTAGCTACAGCTCCTGCACTAACTGTTAACCCTGTAACTCTAAATCCTCTAGGGTGTGTTAATGGTAAGAGCGTATACAGTTACTTGTGGGTTGACTTTGTTACTGACCCTACAGGAGAGACCTATGATTTAACAATAAACTTTAAAGATTCAACAGGGGCAAGCATTGTGTCAATCCCTGATTTTATTACTATTTAATTAATTAATTATGTTACTTAAGAATTTATTTTTGTTAGACTGTTGTCCATTAGACCCAGCATTAGCAGATATTCCATCAAGTGCTTGTCCTGAGAACATTGGTCAGATTCAGCGTTTTTGGTTTGTCCGTAAAGGTGAAGTTATTTGGGATGTTGCTACTCCTGCAAACAATTTACCTGCTACTATTGCTGGTAATTCTGTAGATGTAGCTGCAGGATGGAACATTCTTTTTGCTGCTGCTGATAGCTCGCACGTTGTTAAATCTCCTTTAATAGGCGGTGAGTCAGTTTTGACAGCAGGAACCACAATCACCCAGGGTGGTGGGGATAACTCGACTTTGAACGGAGAAACATTAGTGAACGGCATCAATCCTACTGATGGTTCAGCTCGTTTTGATTCCTTGACCGGAGCACAGATTGCTGCATTCCGTAAACTAGCTTGTGAGGGTAATGGCCTAGAGGTATACCTAATCTCTCAAGAGGGTAAAATTTGGGGCAGTAAGGTTGGCGATTTGCTTACAGGCTTTGATGCTACAAATGTAGTATTAGGTTCTATGTCTAACGCTGGCTTTGGCACAAGAGATAACAATACTCTTACATTTCAACTGAAGTTTGATTGGGATGAGAGCAAATATGCTGTTACTCCTACAGATTTCAATGCTTTAACTGTATAAGTATGGCTAAGCCTACAACAGTAAAGCTAAAAACTAAGACTGGAGCATGTGTTGAGTTAACCTTGACACATGCTCAAGCAGTCTTACAGTTGCAAGCCTCTCAGAATAGGGATGATTGGGAGTTAGTTAGTAAAAGATTTCAATTCAAGGATAATGTTATTAAACGAAAGCCAAGTAATAAAGCTAGTAAAGCAGAAAAAGAGTGACATAGGCTATATGATGTCCTACGAGAGTAGGCTCAAAGTTATGTCCGAGCCATTATTTTTCAGCGAGCTAGAGTCTGAGGTAGGATGGGATGAGATTAAACGTGCCATTTACAACAGCGTAACACAAGATAAATACCAAAGGGTGCTAAACTTTTTTAGCTATCCATTGGCTATCGTTTCTATCTCCGATGATATATTAGGCGATTTAAACAGAGTCTTTAATGGCAGAAATGCTAACTTTAGTATCCAATATCCCAACAAAAGAGCAGAGCAGCAATCTGCCCAGATGCTAATTAACCTGGATACTAGAAATTACATTGAAAAGGTAGGGAGAAAAGCCTTTAAATGTAAGCCTCAAACCATTGTAGTAGTGGATAAAGATGAGGCCGGTGTTCCTTACTATGTTACTGTGGAGCTAGACAAGCTTATGAGCTACGAGCTTACTCCATGCAAGCAATACTTTAAGTATATCGTCTTTCATCATAGTGATGGCCACGATGAGCAGGGAGCATACAAAAAAATAGCATTCTATGATGATGAGTTCTATAGAGTCATCGAAAAGAGAGATGGAGCATATTCTATTGTACTAGAATCTCCGCACAATCTAGGCTATTGCCCGGCAAGATGGTTCATTGATATTCCATTAAACTCTAAGGATACTACAAAAAGATATGCTCCATTATCTGCTGTGCTTGGAAGTATGAGCGAATGGCAACAGTTCCATGCATACAGCTACTATGCTGAGCATTATGGAGTTTTTCCTGTTGTTGAATATGCTGCTCCTGTATGTGAGGATGAGTATTGTGTTAATGGTTTAGTATCTGTACCTATGGAGAATGGGGAGATGTCTACTCCTACGGCTTGTAAGACTTGTACAGCTAACAAGTTTAGCGGTGCAGGAACAGCTATCAAGATTAATCCTAAGATTGACAATGACGAGAATGATGTATCCGGTTATTTCAGATTCATTTCTCCTCCTACGGAAAACCTAGCGTTTGAACAGACAAAGCAAGACCAAAGAGAGAACTTTATTAAAGTCAACACCACAGGCTTTAATGATATGATGAATAAGGAGGCTGTTAATGCTGACCAAGTTCGTTCGTTGATGGAGGACAGAAAGAAACCATTACTAAAGCTCGCAGGGATATGTAACAGATTACACAAGTGGATGGTTAGCACAGCTATCAAGTTGGCTGTAGATGTAGATGTAATGGTTCATGCTAACTATGGTACTGAATGGTTCTTACTGACAGAGGCACAGTTGCAAGAGTTGTTTGTTGGGGCCAAGACTGCAGGAATGCCTGAATCAGAGATTGACCAGCTATATAAACTGCTAATCGAGACTAAGTACAAGGGAGACCCACAGACAGTAAGAAAGCTAATGATAGAAAACAATCTCAATCCAGCTCCATATAGCACATTAGAGGAGTGCTACAAAAAGCTAGAAATGGGAGTTATGCAGTTAGAGGATTTGTATATTAAGGCAAATTTTACTAAATTTGTACAGAGGTTTGAGCGAGAAAATGGCAGTCTAGTAGACTTTGGTACTGATATCACGTTTGAGCAAAAGATTGATATTATTTATAACACATTCAAAACTTACGTAAAAGATGAAACCGAGCAAACAGATACAGGGGAATCTAGTCAGCAAGAGCAAGGAGCTGGAGCAAGTGATGCTCCAATATCCTAGCTATGACTTTCCTGTTTTAATACCGGAGCACAATGCAGGAGCTTATTGCTTTATTGGAGTACGAGCTAAAAACAATGGCCTAACACAAAACCTACAGATACACCAATTCTGTAAGAGCACAAGTGATTGGATGGCCCTGAAAGACGAATTTAAAAGTCCTAAGTATCTTGGGAATTACCACACAGTTATAATGATACACAATCCTACTTTTAAGCCTGCGCCAATAGAGGAGGTTAAAAAGAAAAAGAGAGTTACTCCTCCTGTAAAGAAAAAGATTGAGGATATGGCTGCAGATGGAGCTAGTGCCGATGTTATTGCAGAGGATTTAGGATTAGAGTTAGAGCAAGTAGAAAAGTATTTATAAACATAAACATTCAAACATATAGGGACATATGGACGATTTAAAAGCAAAATTAGCAGAGGACGAGTCATTACAGGCACAAGTATTAGACATTCTAAAAGGCACAAATGTAGGTAAAGCCTATGCAGAGACAATAGCTAAAAACTATTTTGAGGAGAACATTAGCCAGGAGCATAAAAAGATTTATGACTTTGTGGACAATGCTCTAACATCTGTAGGACTAGAGAAGCCATCTGGAGTTAAGACATCGGATTGGGCCAAGATGATAGCCGAGCAAAACAAGGAATTATCTGATAAATTAGAAAGCCTTAAGAGCAACACTAATCCAGATGAAACGTTAAAAAAGTTAGAGGAGCTAAAGGCTAAGCACAAAAAGGAAAAGGCTGAACTTACTACTACTGCACAACAGCAGATACAAGAGAGAGAGCAGTTAATCCAGAGCTTAAAGACAAAGGAGCGTAATCTAACAATGAGCACAGAGATTAATGGTTCATTGAGCAAGCTAGAGTTCAACAAAGGTTTGGACCAAGCTTTGATTAATGACATTATAAAACTGAAAACCCAGACATTAATAGCGAATGCTGTAGAGGAGGATGGTAAGACTATTTGGTGCAAGCCGGATGGTACTGCTTACAAGGATGGTATCCTTAATGCCTCATTAGAGACAATCCTACAAAATGAGCTACAGTCTGTATTACATAAAAACACACAAGGAGGAGGAGCAGGGAATACTCCTACTTCTAGTGGTAACTTTAATGGCTCTCAAGTTATCGTACAAGAGGCCACATTCAAAACTCAGGAACAATTTTTGACCGAGTTTGACAAAATAGCACAAAGGAAAGGGATTCCTAAGGGCGATGAATACAATAAACTTTATTGGGAGGCTTTTGAGCGTTATAATGTATCAACCTTAAGAGAATACTAATAATCAACTTTTATTACAATGAGTATAGTAAATTTAAAAAAGCAAAATGCCAGAGGTGTCTATCCCTCGTTATTAGATAGACAAGAATTGAGACAACAAGAGTACGGATTTATTGATATGGCACTTAGAGGTACTAGTGGCATTCTTTCTGGTGTTAATCAAGGAGTAATTGGACAATCTTGGGGAGCTCCTGCTACTCAGATTCCTGTATTCTCTAAGAATGTTACTGCTGCTACAGTTGGTACAATGACTTGTACTTTTCCTAGTAAGGATGCTGATGCTGCACTTGTTAACGTAACTTTCGTACAAGCACATACAGGGTTCCGTATTATCCCTAGATTGACAGACCAATCTGATATCGTAACAGAAGCGCAAGACTTTATGCGTCAATTTAGTGATGCAGAGGAGGGATTAGCTAACTTTTTAGAAGCACAGATTCTTGCTGCTGTAGATGCTGCTAAAGCTACTACTTACAATTCTGCTTTTGTTGGTGCTGCTGCTAAATATCCTTTATTAGCTGATGCTTTACAAGTAGCTGCTGCAGATGTAGACTTTTTCTTGAACGATGGTAAGTCTATCATGCAAGCTGATGACTTTAGCCGTAACGGACTAGAGGTTATTGGAGATGCACAGTTAGCATCTTTTGTATCTCAGTATGTTAATCAAGGTTCTGGCAATGGCACTAATACTGCATTCCAATTCAATGGTTATACATTCACTTACTCTAACACAGTTGCTACTTCTGCTGCTGCCGTATCTACAGGATATGTTATGCCAGCCGGTTCAGTAGGGATTGTTGCAAAAGTATCTCCTGATGCTGCTGCTAACAGAGAGTCTATGAGTGATGGAATCCGTTGGAGCGTAGAGCAGTCTGATTTGATGGGTATTCCAATGTCTTTGATGATTAAAGATGAGTGTGCAGATGTTTCTGCTATCACTGGCAATGCTGATGATACAAATGCACTTGTTAAGTCTTATCAAATGGGAATGTCAGTAGCAATACTTACTCCATACAACACAGGCACTAACGGTGGTATCAAGAAATTTGATTACTTGCCATAGTAAAGACCTCGTTTTTTTTTGAATGTTTTGGGGGCAGTGGTATCCTGCTGAGCTACTGCCCCTTTTTAATATAAAGCTATGTTTGATAATCGAGTTATTACAGAACTTAAGAAAGTTATAGGATGGAAAGACCATTGGGATACTGCAGAGATTCCTGCTTTGCCTACATCTTTGACAGATACAGAATCCGGGCAATATTACCAAGAGTATCATCCATCTGTAAGACTTGATTACATTCAGGCATTACTACCATCAAATTACGCATTACAGACCTTTTTAGATGACATTGAGACTACAGCTATCAATCAGTTGTTAGAGAAAATGGTACAAGAGAAAAAGCTCAACAATGCAGGGATGGACTTAGCAAGGAATAACCTAATCTATGATAATGTTCTAAAGGATAAGCCGATTATCAACGAGAGTAGATTTGTTGGGGTAGAGTTCTATATGGATTCTACTATAGGACTTAGAGCGATGATTCATAGAGTAGGATTATACCTTACTTCTGCACAGCCATCATTAACCTTATACTTATACAATAGCTTACAAGAACAAGCCGTAGCTACCTATACCTTTAGCTCTACCAATGCCAATAGCTTTACATGGTTAGCTACTGATATTATCCTGGACTATTCAGATGGTACAGGAACAGAGGGAGGTATATGGTATCTAGGTTATTATCAAGATGATTTAGTGGGGCAAGCTATACAGTATGATTCTTTGAATTGGAAAAATGGATACTGCCGTACTTGTGATGGTGGTCGTAGGTCTAGCAAGTATAACAGCGTAGCTAGATATGTACAGATGTCTCCTTTCTACATCGATGCAAGCAATGTTCCTGCAGTCGGTACTATCTTTGATACTGATGATATGGTGTATACCTATGATAATAATTATGGGTTCAACTTTAACATCTCTATCAAGTGCAATCTTACACAGTTCTGGATAGACAATCGATTAACTATGACGAATGCTCTAGGCAAGATTGTAGCGTTAAAGGTTCTGCAAATGATGAAAGCTAGTAGTCAAGTATCAGCTATTGAGCAGAATGTACAAATCAACATTATCCGAGACTTAGAGGGAGATTCGGATACTAGGCAAGTTCCTTTCTGGGCCCAAGTAGAAAGAGCTGTAAAAGCTACTAATTTAGACCAAGCCAATGTTAATAGTGTATGTGTTCCATGTGCTCGCAAAGGTGCAAGCTATGGAGCAATATAATGGCTATCAATAATTCTATACTAGACAATCTAAAGAGGACAGTAGAACAGCTACAGAGTTCTGTAAATGATAGCATCCAAGAGAGTATAAATAAGAATAAAGACGAGATAAAACAGCTACAGACACAAGAGCAGTTATTTCAGGGGCAAAACAGTAAAGGTGTAGACATTAAACCAGCCTATGCTAATTCAACTATCAAGATAAAGCGTAGAAAGGGATTGCCTACAGATAGAGTAACATTGTTTGATAGTGGTGATTTCTATAGGAGTTTAGAGGTAATAGCAGGAAAAAACAATGCAGTAATTAGGACAGTTATCAGCTATTCTGTATTTTTAGTGAGCAAATATGCTGACATCTTAGGACTAGACGAGGAGAGCTGGACAAAGTTTTTAGCAGAGTACACTATACCAACAATTAAAAAGAATTTCGATGATATTATTGCAAAATCCTAGCGTACCTACTCCTACAAATCCTGTAGAGATAGATGCTGCAATCTTAGATATAAAGGCCAAGTTAGAAAGTAATCTTACTTGGCTTACTAATGGTTATGGCAGAACATACAAAAACCTAGATTCTAGGAATGGTACTACTGTATTCTATCCAGAGGTATACTTAGGTACACAGAACAATAGCCAGCGATATGTAAACATCTCTCCTGATAATGATAAGCAAGGCCAATGTTTTTTCTATGTATTTAGGGAGAACATTTTGCAGTTTAACACTAATCAGTATAGCTATCTATCCTATGATACTGCTATAATTTTTAGTGTGAATATGGATTTGATAAACTCTACTATCTTAGAAACAGAGATATTCCAACAGAACTTAGTAGCACAGGCTAGGGATGTACTTACTCGCAAGCTTTTAGGAGTAAACTACAATCTTACTATCAGTAGTGTAGACTTTTTGTTTGAGAATGTATTTAGTGAGTTTGACCTAGCGGATGCTACACAGTTAGAGAAAGCTCCTCTATCACATTTTAGATTCAATGTTACTATTCAAGTTCCGGAGGCTTGCCCTGTACCTACTATTGCTCCTCCTGTAGTCGAATGTAGAAGCCTTATTTTTGATGGGATTAATGAGTTCTTAGATTGTACTAATAATTCAGCATTTGACTTTAATGGAGCTAATGCATTCAGTATTGAAACGTGGGTAAAATTTGATAATTTAACAGGCCTTAGATTTCTTTTAAGTAAATGGGCAAGACCAATACCTAACGATGTAAGAGCGTATTATGTAGGAAGCCGTAATAATACTTTACGTTTTTTATTTGGAAGCTCTAGCACTAATCTAATAATTGTAGATTCTAATACTGCACTAAATACAGGCGTTTGGAATCATATTATTGTTACTTATGGTGGTGCAACTGATGCTAATAATGTGAACTTTTATATTGATAATACTCTCACACCAAAAACAATTCAGAGCAATAGCTTGAGCGGAGTATCAATAAACACAGAGCCATTACAAATAGGTGGTCAAGATACTTTCTTTAGTGCTGCACAGATTGCTAAAACTCGTATGTGGGATGTAGAGCTTAGTGCATCTGATGTTAATACCCAATGGAATGGAGGAGTGATACAGAATACTCCTGTACAGTCAGGCAATTTAATCCTAGATACCGATATAGCTAATGGTAGCTTTGGAACACAATGGACTATTCCAGACCTTACAGGAACAACAGGAGGCTATACATCTGTAAATATGGAGGAGTCAGATAGAGTAGATGAATGCCCTAGCTAATGAAATTAATTAAGAAATATAGAACTACTATCATTACAGCCATAGGCATTATTGCAGCATTGATAGCTTTTTTGATAGAATTTATAAAACTACTATAATGGCACATAACAGATACTTTATCATTAATGCAGATGACCCGAACATGGATAAGATAGACCATGTTGTTGTAGGTACTGTTGAAAGTCAGAGATACTCTATTGATGATACTATGCTAGTTGTTAAATTGCATCAAGGAGACCATAGTGATTATGAGTTTTTGGCAGATTATACCGAGTATGACCATGATGCTATTTTAGAACAGCTACATACTACACAATGGACATCAATATTATAGATTTTATCTGCTTTTTTTTGTTTTTTTGGTGGTTAATGCTTATTATATACAAGGTTAATCTACCTACAAAGCTATACAATAGGTTTAGCACAAAGTTTATAGACGAATTAACTAACTGTGAGTTCTGCATGGAATCACATACAGCTACACTACTAGCCATAATCCTGGCAGTTATAGAGCAAAACCATTTGCTCCTACTATATGCTCCAATGTCAGCAGCACTTTCAAACATATTAAAACGATGATATCATTCAAAAAAAACAAAGCAGAGGTAATATTTTATGATTCTATAGAGGAGATGCCTCATAGACGATACATGAAATTCAATAAGGAGATGATGAGAGCAAATGAAGTAGGCAACACTACTACAGATGTGATTAAGAGGATAGATAGAGCGATGGGATTTATTGGGGCCAATGAGGCAGACAAAGCTATGAAAGAGCTATCCAATGCTAGAATGGCTTATAACTATTCACAAGCAGAGCTAGAGCCAAAGGGATTAGCATTAGCTGCAATGGTTAAGAGCATAAACGGAGTAGAGGTAGAGGATATTACTACATCCGGTCTAAAGAATACATTAGAGGTACTCCAAAGAATAGGAGTAACTAAGAAAGAGGTAGATGGTAATGCAGAATCGATAAAAAAAAAGTCGAGCAAGAGCTTAGGATATTCTTTCCTCTCCAATTTGAGGGAAAAAATATCATCTATAATCAGGCATTAATCAAGAAACTAAAAACTCAATTAGCCGTAATAATTGGGGAGGAGGATGCAGAGCAAGAGAGGAAACAAGCAAATAATGATTTGTTAAAGCTTATAAATCCTACATATTGGAATTTAAGTAGAGATAATTCAGCAGAGAAACAAATAGAGTTAGGGTTTGAGGAGTTTATGTTGGCTGTTAAAGAGCATACAACAGAGGACTTAGATAAGATTACTACCTTTAGATTTTACAGTCTTTTAGACTACATAAAGAAAAAGCAACAAAATGGCTGATAGTGTAATTAATTATAGTGACCTGATAGGCAAGGATGATACATTTGATGATATCTTTGCCAATCTTGATAGGTTAAAAAAAGAATTGACTGATTTATCTAAACAGGCACAAAAGGACTTAGATATTATAAATCCTAATGACGAAAAGGGATTAAAGAAAGCTACTGACCAAGTTGAAAAGCTTACTAAAGCTAGTAAACAGCTAGAAACGGAGCGAAAAAAGGCAGTAAAGACCAGAAAAAAGGTAAATGAGCTTACTAATGAGGAGCTAATCCAGAGAGAAAAGCTAAAACTAGCTAACAGAGAGCGTATACAAATTGCTAAACAGCAAGTAATACTCTTAAATAAGGAGTCTGGAGAGATAGAAAAGCTTAGAGCAAAGCTATCACTAACTACCCTAGAGTGGAAAAAGCTAAGCAAAAACGAGCTAGAAAACACTAAACGAGGTAAAGACCTTATAAAGACCAAGAAAAGACTAACAGACGAGCTTAAAAGACTTGAGAAACAGACAGGAGATACTCGTAGAAATGTAGGTAACTATACATCCTCATTAGGTAAACTAGGCAAGGCTGCATCTGCTGTTTTTTTAGGTAGGTCTTTGGTTGATGGCTTGCGTAGAATCAGTTCGTTTTTTACAAACCTAGTAGACAAAAACAAGGAATTCAACAGCACATTAGCTGGAGTAGGAAAAGGATTTGATGGAGTAACTAATGCTCTATCATTTGCAGGAACAAAACTACTAGAGTTTTTAGCTCCGGCTATCAATCTTGTAACATCGGCTTTAGCTAAATTGCCTGCTTTCTTTTCTGGTACTGCAGCAGGAGCACAGCAATTCTTTACCAATATTGCCAATGGATTTAAAAGGTTTAGCTTACAGGCACAGATAGCATTCCAGAACATCAACAGAGCCAATCCTTTTAGTAATTCTAGCCAAGAGGATATCACAAGAAACATAGAGCAGTTAAGAGCACAGATTAGGGGTATTAATGATGACCAGAAAACAGTAACAGAGGCATTTAACGAGGCATTTGATGCAACATTAAAAGCACAAGAGGACTTTACCAAGCAACAGAAAGATAATGAACTAGCAGACGAAAGAGCAGAAAAAAGAAAAGCAGCAGCAGAAAAGAGAAAAGCAGCAGCATTAAAAAAACAAAATGAGCTATTAGTATTACAACAGAACATACAGCAAAACATAAGTAATAGAGTAGCTGCTATTATATCGATACAAAACCAAATTGTAAAAGCGGAGGCCGATGCTATAGAGGATGGACAAGAACGACTACTAAGGTTAGAGGAGCTAAAAGCTAAGGCTATTAACGAGCAGAGGGAGAAACAATTTGATGCTTTTGTAGCTCTCCTTGAGAAACAAGAGGAGGAGTTAATTGCTTTTTATGGAGAGAATAGTGCAGAGGTAATAGCCTTTAGAGCAGAGGCTGGTCAAGAGTTATTGCTTGTAGAGGCTAAGAATCAGGAGTTATCCGAGCTACAGCTTAAAGAGTCAGAGGCTAGAAAGCTAAAGATTATTCAAGATGGCAACAAAGCTAGGATTAAAGAGATTGATGATACTGTTAAAAAAGCATTTAAGCTAGTCAAAGATGACCAAGCAAAGAACGAACAACTACAAAGAGATTCTATCAAATCGATAGAGGGAGAACAAGAGCGAGTAGACAAGGAGCGAGCTGATAAAGCTAAAGACAGAGCAGAAAGACAAAAGGAATTATTAGAGGGTATATCTGCTACTGCACAAAAAATAGGTGCTGCTATTAATGCTGGATTTGAGAAGCAATTAGACCTAGCATCCTCTTTAGTTGAGGAGCAAGCAGAAGCAGTAGAAAGCCAGCGACAAAGAGCAGAGCAAGGATTAGAAAATACTCTAGCTTTTGAACAGCAACAACTAGCAGAAAGAGAAGCAGAAAGAATCCGAGCAGAAAAGAAAGCTAAGCAAGCAGCAGAATTTATAACGCTCCTGAATTTGGTCTCAAGCTATGCTGCATCAGGAGATACCAATGCTTTAGCTAGAGGCCTGGTTGATTTCAGCTTACTTAAAGCACTAGAGACAGGGTTAGGATTTGAGGAGGGAGGATATACCGGAGACAATGGTACTAAGCAGATTGCAGGAGTTGTGCATGGCCAAGAGTTCGTAGTTACTGCAGACGATGTTAAGCGTTTTGGATTAGCTGGCAAGAGTGGTGATGAGTTCGGAGAGGCTATGAGTGATTATTTCTATTCTCCTCTACAGCAAAACCTATACGATTCTCAAGCTAACAACTTTAAAAAGGGAATGACTGTATCTAATAGCTTTGCATCCTTAGAAAATGAGGTTAAAGAGATGCGTAGAGCGTTCCAATCAATGCCACAAAAAGACTTTGATTTAGTACAAATGACTGATTACTTTGTAGAGATTAGTAAAAGAGTGACACAAAACAGGCTAACTAACGTAAGTAAACAGAGAAAAAGATTATAATGGCAGATATTAGGCACTATAGAAACGGCATTCTAGTAAATCCTAGAGACTTTGACCAAGCCAAGATAGTTATGGATTGGGAGGGTAAGAAAGAGGCTGCCAATATTACTATCAATTCTATCAGATTGGTAGCGGATGAGGGCAAAGCACTTAGGGATAGGATTCTTTCTGGACTTACAGGAGGAGTAGGATTCTTTGAGGGAGAGCCATACAGAATAGAAGTAGGAGAGTTGAATAACCCTGCAAGCTTTGAGGGATTCCTAGACTTTAGTAGTGGTGTATCTTTTATTGATGAATGCGAGGTAGAATGTACATTAAAGAGAGAGCAGGGGAATGATTGGTTAAACGAAGTGGCCGATGGGTTTAGTTATCGATACTTAGAGAATCAAGGCATAATAACTGATGCAGATTTTATATCTGTACCTTATGTTATCAACTATATTCCTGATGGAGCACAGCTACTAATATTATCTATCTCTACATTTTTACTTACTAAAGAGCTAATCGACAACATTAAGAGTTTAGCAGAGCAGATAGGAGATATCATTGCAGGAGCTACTCCTATTGTTCCTATCGGTCTTAATATAGGCCAGGTAATATTAACAGCAATTAAGCTTATAGCACAGATTGCCTATCTAGTGGCTGTAGTAATTGCTATAGTAAAATTAATAGAGCAGATTATAGAACAGCTTATGCCTCCTAAGAGATTCCATAAGGGGATGACTGTTAAAAGCCTATTTGCTAAAGCTTGTGAATACCTAGATTTAACCCTACAGAGCACATTACTAGACAGTATAGATGCTAGTGGTAATAAATGGGTAGTTATCCCTGCAAAGAATCACAGAGGAGGAGAGAAACCAACCGGAGCTGATAACTCTTGGAGAGAGACAGGCGTACCATCTGCACAAGACCCATTAAATACTTTTGCAGGAGTAGTAAGAACATTCAAGGATGTATTTAATGCAGATTTTCAGCTCAAAGATGGGGTGTTTATTTTTGAGCGTAGAGATTTTTTTGAAAAGACTACAGGATATGTTATCCCTGATACCTTTATAGACCAAGAGAAGCTCATAGATACAAATAGCTTTAACACAGACGAGATTAGAGCTAACTATAATATTAATTGGGCATTCGATAATCAAGACCTAAATACACTAGATAACCAAAATGGTAGAGTATTCCAGGCAGTATTAAAGCCTAAAGTAACTATCAATCCTAAGCTTACTACCTTGACAGGGTTAAAAGAGGTGAGTATACCTATAAGTTTGGCGATTAGAAAAGATAGCTTAACAGTTATCGAGCAGATAGTCAGAGCTTTAGTAAGTGCTGCAGATGCTTTGACAGGACAGCTAGGGAATCCACAAAGTTTATCCGGTAAGATTACCAATAGAATCGGTAGTATGTCTAGCTCTAGCCATTTTAGTAGTGGGTGCAGAATGGTAGTGATGGCAGGAAGCACATTGCAAAAGAATCAGAGACAGATACTAGCTGCATCTAAATTATGGGATAATTATCACTTTATCAATAGCTTTAAGATTATAGATGGCAAGCATAACCAATATTGGCTATACAGAGAGCAAAAAATACCATTTTGTTTTGAGGATTTCGTAACTTTACTAGACAATAATCAAGTAGAGACAGAGGCAGGAGAGCCAGCGCAGATAGAATCTTTAGAGTGGCAGATATGGGATAACTTTGCTACCATAAACTACAAGGTTAATCGTCTTTATGATGATAACTTTCAAATTACATTTTTACAATGAGTTTACAAGACAGTTTAGACAACTTAAAAGCTACAGTACAGCAAGCTAATAGTATGATTAAAGCTACAGAAAAGACTATTAATGACACAATGGATAGCCTTATGAAAAACGCTAATCCAGATGAACTACAGATTGTACAAAAGCATATTATATCTGTAAAAAGCTTATTGGTAAAAGCGAAAAGAGGCGAGAATGTAGATGCAGATATATCGAACATAGCAAAAAGTATAAATAATGGGAGTAGAGATTAACAAAAGGGAGTATACAAATCCATATAGACCTTTAGATTCTAATGTAAATTGGCTATTAGGCAATACAGGAGATTGGCAGAGGCTAACAGTAGAGGCTAGTTTTGGTGTATTTATAGAGTTTGATACTACCAATAGCCTTTTTATTGATGAGCCAGACCAATTAACCCTAACCAATGGCAAGAGCTGGAATGATTACGGATTCTCAGAGGGAGATGATATCGTTTTGCAATGGATACATAGAGACATATCAAATCCTAGCTCTCCTGTAGATAATTTGAATAGAGTTCCTTATCCTGGAGACCAAATGTTTATCGGCAAGATTGAGGATAACAAAGCATTTATAGTGCAGCCTAATGGTCAGCCAATAGGTGGGATAGGTGCTTGGTCACAGATTCTCCCTGTAAATAGTGGACAGTTCAACATAGTTGATGTTGTAATTTACGCATTAAAAAGGCCACAAGGAATACAGTTAACCTATGGACATTTAGAGAATAGTAACAGCCAATCTGCTAACCTTAGTAGCTTTATTGATGGTACACTAACAGAGTTTTTAGCTGAAAATACAGATACTCTTACGATAGGTCAGACAATACAGATGCAGCCATTAGGCAATCAGTCGGGGATGAGTATAGCAAATGTAAATATTAAGTACATTGGGCCATCATTTTTTAATATCAAGCAGAACTACGAGATAGAGATAATTTATATGCTTAGCTCTTTCTTTGAGGATGTTACTAACTTTGAGGATAGAGTATCTCCTAGTCAGACCTTTGATTCTGCATCCTTAACCGATAACTTTTTGATACAAGGATTCCCTACATACAATAATCCCAATATTACGATACAAAACTTTTTAGAGAATACTGATAAGCTAGGTAATACCGGATGGTTTGACGAAAACTACAATGGATTAGATAATGATTTTACTATCAGCTCTATTACCTATCAAAAGCACGAGGATTTAACGCAGAGTTCAGGTACAACTACAGTAACACAGCTAGACTATCAGAATGCAATCAAGGTAACTGCCGTTATTGATGGGGTAGAAAACCTATCTGGACAAACGAAATATGCATATGGATTTGCTTATATCCCTATTGAGGAGACAGATTATAGACAGAATCAATATCCTTTTTACAAAAATACCAAAATGAATACAGGAGGAGATGCAGAAAACTTCCAAGATGTATTCAACTTATCCAATGCCTATCGATTTACTCCATCATCTGCTATCCCATTTGCTAGAGGTTATTCAAGCGACAATGCAAGGATGGATGTTCAATGGTTAAAAGCATCAATATCAGGCGCAAAACAAGTAACTTTAGAGCTTACTCTTGTACCTAATGCCAATTTTACTACCTTTTTCGATGCAAAAGACGAGATAGAACGAAATTATATTCTGTGGTTTAGTATAGCAGACCAAAACCTAACTACTAACTTTAGCAATAGAGTAAGTATTTTGTTAGACTACAATCAGATGGAGACTTTTGTTCCTCCTGTTGGGCCTTATGAGGGTTTAACTATAGAGATGCTAGACCATCCAAAAATCGAGACAGATGTAGCATCTCCTTGTGGAACAAACAACAAGATAGAGGATGATTTGTTAGCTCGTGTATTTTTTACTATTGATACTGCAGTATCTCCTACTATACCAATCCCTACAGCTCTTACCTATGGGTTTATTGTTGAGCGAGATAGTGATGGATTGACCTATGAGCTAGAGACATTCCAAGTAGACCTAACTCAATATCCAGACCCGACACAATTTAACTTTAATGCGAGTAGAGGATTTAAGTTAGCTCCTGGCAATAACAAAAACTTTATCAAGGTAGATTATTGGGCCCCATTAGATAGCGGAACAGAGAAAGGAGTACGAGGCTTATATGGATATAAGATTAGATGGGAGGATTGGCTAAAGAGAATCAATGTTCCTGCAGAGATTGTACAAGATTTCTATGATAATACAGAGCTTAACAATGGTATTAATAATGATTGGTATCAATGGTTTAGCAATGCTGGATATACTTTTAGTTTTGTGGTGTATACTAATGCTATTTTAAATGGCAATAACGTAAGGTATAAGAATACTTTACCTATCGGATTCAATGATTATGATGAAAATGCAGCAATATCTACAGTTATTCGCTATTACAGACAATCAGATAATACATTGTTAAATGGTGGTATAGACCCAATAACAGGAGGAGACTTAGGAGTTATACTAGACAATGAGCTAGTAAGGATAGAAATTGAGTACACTAGCTCAATTCCTAGTAGTTTTACCAACTTAAAGGATATTTATGCGTTAAACACAATAGAGGTAGATGGTGGTGCTGGTTTCTTAGAGTATAGACAATTAAGCTCTATCTATTTACCAGAGATTGATAATCCTTTATTACCTTTGCCCGGAGGCACTTTGTTAGATGTACAAATTATATCTCCTACAGTTCTTTTATGCTCTTGCTTAGTAGACCCGAATAAATTAATAGATGCTACTCGATACAAGATTACTGGTAGAGAGGGGTGTAAATAATAAAAAATGGCATTCTTATACAGTTTAAACAGTTGCAATCCGTCGAGCTATCCAGATATAGTTAATCTATGTTGGGATACACCATCACATCCATATAACTTATTAGTAGTCTATATCGATGGTGCTAATCCATTAGATACCTATACATTGGTTTATACAGGACAAGATACGTCCAAATGCGTTAACACTATTCCTGTTCTAAGAGTAGCTACAGAGAACACATGCTCTCCTAGTTATGACATATTTAAGTATAGGAATTGTGAAACAGGAGTAGAGCGTATCTTTGGCTTTCCTACTGCTGCTGCTCCTGGCACTTTTAAAATTAGTGGCGAATGTGATTGCTGGACATTTGTAGGTGAGGAGAGCAGAGCAGACGAGGTAGTTACTACAGCATTTAATAGTTATACTAATTGTGAGGATTGCTTAGATAGTAGAGAGCAAGATTTATGCCCTACATCAGAGCGTACATTAGGCTATGCAGTAAAGGTAAAGCTACCTGAGCAAGCTCCTGTAGATAGAGGGTTTAGTAAGTGCTGTTACAAAAACCTAGTATTAGCAGATATTGCAGATGCAGACCCTTACAAAAATGACTTTACAGGCAGCTATTTTAAACGAGAAACGCCAAACAGTACAGTAGATTTTAAGCTTGTAGATGTAGTAACTACTACAGAATATGCCTTGAATGATGCTACCTATGGAACGTTCCAAGACTTTGGAGGAGTGCAGAATGATTTAAGCTACTATACTGTAGATTGGAGAAAAGTTTTAATCTTACTAGGAGAGGGAGTATATCAGATAAAGAAAGAGCTAACGATAGCCGGATTATCTGTAGACTTGCTTAGTGATACCTATAGTTTAGAATCTTTTAGCATCCAGAAAGCCAATGGCACAGTAAGACTAGATAGTATTATTGATGGCAAGCTAGTAGCTATAGATACTGACTTTTTAAATAGCGGATACACTACATCTCTAAGAGTTAGAGGATACTTTGGCAATCCAGAGTACAGCTATGAGCAAGACAATATAGCGCAGAGAGATTATAGCTTTAAGCAGAATACAATGAGCAGCAAGAAAGAGTACAAGTATCAAGCTCTACAGCTACCTGATTGTATCACAGAGGAGCTGTTTGATTTTATGTTGTTTGGTAAAGAGCTATTTGTATCTGACTACAATGGCAATAACCATAGCTACAAGTATGAAGTTTTTCCTGTTAAACTTGAGGGTAATGCTGGTACTGAATATTTTGTTACTGATAGGGGTGTAAATGTTAACCTTACTTTCTCAGATAGGACTGAGGATGATAGAAAAATCAACTGTTAATTATGGCAATGAAAGTATACATAAGTGGCGATACTGTAGAGATAGACCAAACATCACAGCCTTTATTAAATATCCCTAGAAACAAAGCAATCTATAGGATAGAGAATGATGATGTTACTATATTTAACAATGAGGATAGGACAGTATTTAGAACAGATAAACTAGCTAACATACAGAATCAATCCGGTACAACAATAGGCAATCTGCAAGATGTTGTTAAGTATCTTAGTAAATCTGTTGTAGTTAGAGGAACAAGTGTAACAAGAGATGCTACTACTCCAGGAGGAGGAGGCGAGGCTAATACTGCTAGTAATGTTGGTGGTGGTTCTGGTGTATTCAAGCAAAAGAATGGAATCGATTTAGAGTTTAAAAGCTTAATTGCTGGCAATAATCTTACAATCACTAATAATACTGATGATTTAACGCTAGATGTTACAGGAGTAGGAGAGGTAAATACAGCAAGTAACTTAGGAGCAGGAGAGGGAGTGTTTGCACAAAAGACAGCACAAGACTTAGAGTTTAAAAGCTTGGTAGCTGGTAGTGGAATATCTTTATCCTCTACAGGAACAGATATCACAGTTACTAATAGTGCAGGAGCTCCAGAGCAGTTCTACCTAGAAAGGATAGAGACAATCAATAATACTACAGCAGTAGATATAGAATACTTTACTTTTGTTCAAGGAGGCACAGAGATAACAAACACTATAACTGTTAGTGGTGGTACTTACTATTTTGAGATTAGCTTTCTAGCTTTTTGTACTTCTAACAATGGTAGGATAGTAGTAAATCCACAAGTAAACTCTACTGATATTTTTAGCCAGCCATACAAAAGAGAAAGAAAGGATAATGATGAGATATTTTACGAGTCTATATCTAAACGAGTGGCATTATCTGCAGGAGTAAACACAATACAGCTACAGCTATCTAACAATGGTAATGGTAGTGCTAGGATTTTTGAGGCAAATGTACAAATAACTAAAGTATGATAAATTTAACCGAGTTTAAAATTACTAATCTTTCAGGTTCAGCTATTACAATTACTAGCCTAGATAATTTCGTGTTATCTAATGGTGCAGTAGATATCGATATGTTTGCTGATGTTAATGGTGGATTCAGTATGGAGGATGTAGAATCTAATGCAGAGCTAGAGACTTTGTTGCAAGCAAAAGACATAAGTATTAAAGACCAAGATGATGGAGTGTTTATGACTTTACTACCTTTGTACGGCACTATGTACACAGTTATAACAGATATACCTGTAGCAACCACATCACATAATTATAATCCTACAGGGTTTTATAATGCCAAAATAGTCAATATTGAGGGTAGTGGTACACGTTACATAAGCGGATTACAACGTACTTATGGTGGAGATTTTAAAATACTTAGAAATGAATCAAGTGATATATTATCCTATCTATACAATAACGCTAATAGCTTGCCTGAAAATAGAATCTTTCCTATTGAAAGGTCAACAAATAACACAAAAAAGTATAGTGCTATTGTGATTTATTATGATGGAATAGAGGAGAGATGGAAAATAATTGATGCTGAAAAACCTTAAAAAATGAATTTATACAGAAAAGATATAGGAGTTCCATTTATTAACGAGCAAGTTAGTGGAGTGTATCCATATCAATATAGTGATATTCCATTAATAGGATGGTTTGATATCACAAGCATAATAGATAATGACTTGTATGGTGGTTATGCTGCAGATTATGTAAGAGCTACCAAAGAGATGGCTTTATTGTTTGAGGCTTTGCCAGGAGAAACAGAGGCAGACAAATGGGCCCAATGTACACTAGATGAAATGAGATGTCTAGCTAAGAGGATGATTATAGATGATAAGGTTCTAAGGCTACAAGTATACACAAAACCACAAGATGAGAGTAATTTCTCTAATCACGCAGATGCATCTATAGTATGTAGACAAGACAGAGTAGATGCAGCAAAGATACACATGGGATATCTAATGACTGTAGCAGATAGAGTAGATTTATTTACTACAGTAGCTTTGATGCTTGAGAGTTTTATTAATGTAAATGACCATGCAATCATAGTATGGTTTCATTCTGTTGATGGCTTTTTAGCTAAGCCTTATTATACAGAAACTTTAGAAAATTGTTTTGAACAAATAGTAGAAAACGGAATATACTAATATGGATGTTAATATTTTATTTCAGAGATTTGCTGAGCAATCTCCCTTAATAATTCTTTGTGGACTTATCATCTGGCAGCTGCTAAAGATGTATAAGGAGGAAAAGGCCTTAGTACGTACAGAGCGTAAGGAGCACGAGCAAAAGATACAGGAGCTTAATACTTATGTAAGAGAGCGAGAGGTAGAACATATTGAGACCCTTAATAGCTTATCCGTTATTATGAATTCTATCGATGAAAAGATGGAGAAAATATCAACAGTCTTATGAGAGATATAAAAGAGATTCAGAGAGAGCTTAAAGGTATTAGACAAAAGATTAAGGATAAAGCCGAAAGGATAAAAGAAAAAAAGGCCTTAAAAAAAGCCTCTTAATACTGCATCTTTATCTTTGTCCAAATAGCTGTAGCTAATGCAGCCTGTACTCTTTGTTTTCTGTGATTCACTATAAATTCACAGTCTTGACCTGATGTATGGAATCCAAATTCCTCTAAGATAGCTCCGAACTTAGTAAAATGCTCTAAGTCTGTATGTCTTAGGATATAGAAATTGGATTCATAATCAGCATCTCCATCTTTGTCTTGTGTTCTAAATTTCCAATCGGGGAGAGCAGTTTTCATATGCTTAAAGTGAACATCTGCAATCTTATCAGAATAGTTCTGCCCTGTAGTAGTATATACGCTAAATCCTTTGGTGTTTTCGAGCTTATCTTTGCTGTTGCTACTAGATATAGCATTCGAGTGGAAAGAGTGCATATATCCGTAATATCCTCTATGCAGATAATCGGTAACTAAACTAGCTCTTTCTAGTAATGGAGTATCTTTGTAGGGATGGTAGGTTCTTATTGTTTGGATTCCTGCTTGTGTGCATTTTTCTATAAACATCTCAGCTACTATCCTATTTTCATATCCCTCAAAATAATGGCCATTTTGGTGTAGCTCATATTCTGGATGGAATGCACGTTTACCGGCTGTAGCGTAGATGCCATTCATATCTATGCCACCATGTCCAGCATCTACAAAAACTACAAACCGACTTTTGGCAAAGGTCATAAGATTATTGGATTCTTTATTGCTCTCCAGGTCAATAGCTACCCAAGTATAATTCCCTACAATTCCATCTACTTTCAATCCGTAATCTGCTTGGAATTGTTTTACTGCTTGGCTTGTGCCATCTCCAAAGATACCATCTACTGAAACAGTATTACCTAGAATCTTGTTTAGCTTTATCTGTAGCTCCTTTACTTGAGAGCCTCTACTACCTTTGCTTAATAATACTCTCATTTCTTAGCTTCTACTACGAATGCAATAAAATCACCTAGCTCTATGATGATATAGAACAAACGTTCTGCAAGCTCCTCCGAGAAATCATCCTTAATATCTAGCTCAGCCTTAACAAGTGCTTTAATCTCTTGCTTTTCTGCCTCGTCTAAATCTACCCATTCAGCTCCTATCTCTTTGTAGTTTGATAAGATAGGGAACAGAGCAAAGATGTTGTCTAAGAACTTAAGAGCTACCCATCCTGTAACTTTCTTGCCTTTCTTTTTTTCGATAAGTGAAAAGATTTCATCGATTAAGTCAGTATTCCAACGGACTACTTTTTTTAGGTTATCTATGCCTTTCATTTTTAGTTATGTTTAATTATGTAATGATATAAATATACAAAAAAAAGGAGAGACTAATTAAAGCCTCTCCTGTGAAATTAAATAACGACATGAAATTTCACTTAAAAACTAGGAGAAAGAGATGTTATTCCTAATGGAATTGAATTTATCTATAATTTCATTTTTATTTTTTCCAGCCTCGTAGATAACTTCTGCCATCCTATCCATTAAATCCTCATTTCTTTCAATGCGGATTACGTGTAAAAAGTTCTTATGTTCTAACAAACGTGGGTCAAAAGACATAAAATCTACATACGAACGGCCAGAGCAAAACATCTGATGATGCACTTGATAGTAGTATTGCTTGTACATCTTATATAGGTCTACATCATCCCTTAGATTGATAACATTGTTGATGTGATTTATTCTAGTATAAGGGCATTTAATCTCTACTATGCCATCATTTCCAATAAGACCATCTGGAGAGCTACCGGTATTCTCATCAAACACATAGAATCCTCCATTTGTTACTTCATTTCCAGACATAACCTCATATACGTTCCTGGCACTATCCTCGTGTTCTGTGCCCCAAGCCATAGCTTTAGAGCTAAATCCCTCTACTTCTATTGGATAGATAGATTCTATAGCCTTTTGTGTTATGTATGTTTCTGCAGATTTAGACAATCCTCCTCCTTTGCCTTTTACAAAGAGATTGTATATTTGTGAGCTAGTGAATAGTCCTAATCGGATGTTAAACCAATCAGGACTATTCTGCTCCATATTAATCCATTCCATTTATTTAGAGTTTTCTAAGTTAGATAGAATAGTTTTTTTGATATCATCGGTTAGGGTATATTGCTTTTCGACAGCATTAAAATTGCCATCTCTTTTAAAAGCTTTTCCGGCCATTCCATACATACCTACAGGCAGCTTAGCCTTTTTTTTAACATTCAGAGATTGACCGTTCATGCTATTCCCATCATCGTCCGTATCTACGGAGATAGCTAGGAGCGCAGAGATAGCATAACGTTTAGCGTAGGTTATGCCTCCTCCTATCTGCTGCAAGTTGTTAGTTCCTTTGTTCCCAGACATAGGATTAAACGGCATAGCACTACCTTTGTACTGCCCAGATTCGTGCATAAGCGTAGTAACAATGTATTCTCCTGCTAGGTCTTGAGTGATTGCAAGTTTGTGTCTAGTTAGGATAGGTCTAACTGTATTGAGTAGACCATCTAAGGATACATACTTGTTACGGAGGTGCGGATTCTTAGCATCTTTCTTAAGGGATGCTTTCTGAAAGTCTTGAGCAAAGCTAATAAGTGCTTTAGATAGCTCGCTAATTTCTAATGTTTGCCATAGTTGTGGCGTTAATTTGATAATCTCCATTTTGAATGTTTTTAAGTAAAAAAAATAATTGTCGTTTGGTAAATATACTAATCCTCCTGTTTATAGGAGAATTCTATGCCTAGTTTTTGAAAAATATCTAAAGCTTTATAGACATCATAATCTATCATCTTTACCATATCTATAGCAATATGGTCGGATGGTAGGTCGTGCCAGGCCCATTCTATCTGCATATGGTTTAAGATTTGCTCGCAGATTCTTTCTTGAGCATCTATGTTGTTAGGGGAGTTGAAATATATTTGCATTTCCATTATTGTTAAATTTTTAAGTGAGAAAAAATAGAGAGGATTGCTCCTCCCTTTACTACCAATGGATAACGTTTAGTGTACGGATATCTAAACATCTCCAATCGTTTTTGTTGGTATCCCAAAAGGTCTGTAGATACCATTTTGTACGATAGTAGCAAGTTTTGTACTCGTAGTTGATGTAGTCAAAGTTAGTAGTACCTAGAGCATCTCTTTCCTCTCCTGTGCTCTTTTTAGTGAATGTAAAGAAGCACAAGCCTTTAGCAAGCTTAGTAGAGATTTTTACTTTGGCCCAAGCAAAACGAAGTGCATCGGCAAATGTAGGGAAGTGAGATTTTACAGAGTGAGCGATAGTCATTACTTTAGACTTATTCATGTCGTTAAATTTTTAAGTGAGAAAAAATATTCATGTCGTTTGATAGTATCAAAGATAATATATCTTACAATGTTTTGCAAGTTTTATGCAATTTATTTGCATCTTTTTTGCAAAATAGTTTAAAATAGCTATATTTGTAGGGTATTCAATAACCAAAACACAAAATAAAATGAAAAAATGTACCAAAAAGGTAATCTGTGAACGTATAGTAGACTATATGCAAGACCACAACATTACTAACCTTTCTACGCCGAATCCCTTTCCTGTCTCCTGGAGAACAATAAACAGCATCAAGGCCAGCCACAAAAAAAATGATGGAATGTCTTTTAGTGCTACAACACAGAGGAGATTATTAGATTTTTTTGAGCTTGCATATTATAGGGATGGTAGAGATTACCTAATAATACAACATGAGAACAGTAATAACGATTAAGGGAATAGTGCCCGGACTTAATGGCAAGCATGGACTAATACGAGAGCACTTCCGAAATGCCAAGAAAAGAAAAAATCTATATACGATATTATGTAGAGAGCAGAATCCAAACAAACATCCGGGCAAAGTTATTATCCATTACATAGGCTATAAATCTATTCTGATGGATTGGGATAACTTTAGTGCAAGCTTTAAGCATATAGGGGATGCTCTTGTAGATTTAGGAGTAATCGTCGATGATAAGCCATCTATAGTTACTAAGTTCTTGCCCCAACAGATTAAGAGCAAAAGAGTAGACCAGCGAGTAGAGATAATAATAGAGGACGTGGAATAAATTTGCAAATAAATATAAATATCTTTGCAAATAATTTGCAAAGAATGAAAAAATAGTTATCTTTGTACTAACGACATGATTAATTATTAATTCACTTTTAAACTTTTAACGACATGACTACCTACACAGCTAATACAGAATGCACATTTTTAGAGGATATCTTTGAGGGAAATCAGGCAATTATTGACAATATGCCTTTGTTAGACATCTCTTTCAAAGAGTACTCTCACCCCGAGACAAGATGGGAGCCTGCTTACTATGTTTTAGATATTTATAGTATTACAGTTGAAAACTCTAAAGACTATACTGCTGAACAATTAGAAATCATCAAAGATGTTATCGATGATAAAGAGGAGGAGATAGTAGAGGAGTTCAGAAATGAGATGCTTGACCCAAGTAACTACGATTGGCATGGGCCATTTTAATTAACCAGCCTCTACGGAGGCTTTATTTTTTTTGTTATGATAAACATTCAATTAGAAAAAATGGAGGCAGCGGTTTTAGCCTTATATCTCGAATCTTTAAGAGAGGGGATAGAAAAGAAACCAATCAACAATTTAAATGAGCAGATATTTCTAGCTGCAGAGAAAAACTTCAGTACACAGATTCCCTTTGAGGATATCCAAGACGAGGTAATCAACGAGCTAGACCAACTGCACGAAATTTATTCAAAAAAACAAAACAACTAGAAAGATGATAACGACATTTAGATTAAATACTCAGGACAAAAAACTATACTGCACTAATAGAGATATGGAGATTTTTACTATCCCTTTAAAAGCCTTTCTTAAGCATATGCCGTTCCAATGGGATGGAGATATAAAGGTATTTGATTATCCTAGCTTAAAAGGCCTATTTATTGACATCCTTAACGAGATTAGGGTAGATACTCCGGATACCTTTACTAGAAAGTTT